GTGAATGTTAATGATTTATATGCTGAAATCGCAAGGTGTGGATTAACTGTTCCCAAACTTGCAGAACGCATAAAGCTGGATAAAAAAACGCTGTATTCTCGTTTGAAAGGCGAAACATCGTTTAAACAGCCGGAAATAGCAAAGATTTCAGAAGTCCTTGATTTATCTAAGGATAAGATATTCGCTATTTTTTTTGCCGATTCAGTTTCCTAAAAGAAACTGCCACAACAACCGGAGGAGGTGAGGAAGCTGGACAAGCTGAGATTTATCGCCGACAGCGGAACAGAGTACCGTGTAATGGTTTCGGAATCCGCATACAAGACGGTGCAGGACATAGCCAAAGCAACAGGCTTATCCGCTAAGGCGGTAGCAACAAAAATGATAAATTTCGCCGCACGGAATGTAGAAATCGTGTACGGTGAAGAAGAGTAATTTGTCATGTGGCTTAATGAACCATGAATAAAGCAAAGGAGGAATTAAACATGACAAAGCACAGAGTAAGAGTACCGCAGGTAGCAGATATATCGGCGGCGATACGTCTTTATTACGAGCACACCGAGATAGGCAATAAGGACATCAGGGCTATTTTCGGCGATATGGGAAACGGCAGGATCGGCAGGCTTAAGCAGCTTGCACTTGAAGCAATGCACGAACGAGGCACAGTGCACTATAACGCACAGTACGTCAACACAGAGGTTGCTTATGACGTTTGGGGAATAGACATCAAGCGTCTTGAGCGTGGTATTGAACGGCTGAATAAGCTGAATATCGAGGTGACGATATGAAAATAGCTAAGATAATCGCCTACGTTGTTGCGCAGTTGTTGCGAATATGGGTGACAGCGTTCGCAGGCATAGCGGTATATGCTCCGCTGTCGGCTCTCGCATACGCAGAGCGTGGCTATAATGCCATTGGCGGCGAGATGTTACCCGTTGCAATAGTCGCTGTTGCGGTCTGGTACGGGCTGGGGTGGCTAATGAAGGCATGGTATAGGGATATGATCGGGGGTGGACGCAATGACAGACCTTGAAAGGCTCGCCAAAGAAGCCACCGATCACGGCATGAGCTACGGCGAGTATGTTGCCTGGAAGGCAAGAGCCACAATTGAGCAACAGCAAAACTACCGCAGAGCACGGCAGGTGGCGGAGCTGAACAGAAAGAGAGGACAAAGAAAATGAGTGAAATAGGAGTTGTTAAAGGGTTCAAGGTGCTCAATCCTGATTGGACGTGTAAAAACAAGCAGTACGGTTGTCCCGGAAGGTTTGAAGAAGATGTTACACCGTCTGTTTGTAATGAAGGGATGCACTTCTGTAAAAAGGCGGCTGATTGCTTCAATTATTACCGCTTCGATCCTGAAAATAAGGTTGCGGAAGTGGTTGCTTATGGCACGGTTGCGGAAGATGGGGATAAATGTTGCACTGACAAGCTGGAAATCGTGCGTGAAATCCCGTGGGCTGAAGTGCTTGAAATCGTGAACATGGGAAAGGGCTGCACCGGACTTTGTAACAGCGGCGATTGTAACAGCGGCGATTGGAACAGCGGCAATCGTAACAGCGGCAATCGTAACAGCGGCAATCGTAACAGCGGCAATTGGAACAGCGGCAATCGTAACAGCGGCAATTGTAACAGCGGCGATTGGAACAGCGGCAATCGTAACAGCGGCGATTGGAACAAGTGTGGCTTTTCCAATGGATGCTTCAACACCACAAGCCCGAAAATTTACCTGTTCAATAAGCCTTCTGAATGGACTTATGAAGATTGGCTGAACAATGAAGCCCGCTATTTGCTGAATCAGATTCCGGGGGATGTGCTTGGATACATTTGGCTTTCTGATATGACGGATAAAGAAAAGGCGGCACACCCAGAAGCGGAAACAACAGGCGGCTATCTGAAAATCTTGGATAATTCCGAATGTGCGGTCATTTGGTGGCGTGGACTTTCTGACGGTCAAAAGGCAATTATCACAGCAATTCCGAATTTCGACAAGGCTATTTTCAAAGAGATCACCGGGATTGATGTAGATACGGATTAAGAGAGAGGGAAGAAATGAAGTTTAAAGTTAGCACAACGGTTGCTACTTACGAAGAAGTAATGGCAATTGCTCAGGCACTTGTCGGTATCATAGATGAGTTAAAAATTGTCGCTGAGGGTGAGGAGGACGAAGACGATGTATAAATGTGAGCGTTGCGACTGGACAGGCTCGTCCTCGGAACTCGGATATTACACCGAGTATCGAGGAGAATGTCATGGCGCACCTGCGTGGGAAACATTACCGTGTTGCCCAGAATGCGGGTACGACGTTGAACCGGTCGAAGAAGAATAAAAAATAACCGCCCGAAGGCGGCAAAAACAAATATTTATGCAAGTCCAGTATAACACTGGCAAAGGAAAAAGTCAATGGATATAAAAGAAAAACTTACAGCCGAACTGAAAGACGCAAAGCTCGGCAAGTATGAAACAGAAGTAAAAAACGCTGTTTTAAGGACTATCTGCAAATTCTGCGAGCAGAATGCAGAGTTTAAACAGGCCATAGAGCAGTCGGACAAGTCTTTTGCCGACTGCCTCAAGGCAACGGTCAAGGGCGCAGGTGCAAGCCTCGAAGATCTCGAAGTATACAAGCGTGCAGTAGCATTTTACTTTCCCGGTGCGGATATAAAATGCACTATGACGCTTGATCTCGGTGATAACGGATTCAGCAACAGCAAAACATCCACAGAAGCAGACAGTGGCAAGTTACAGCTTGACCTTGACAGCCTGCTCGACTTCTGAGGTGCGGTAATATGAAAAAAGAACGTAAGGAACTTCTTATGCACAGCTTTCCGGCCGCTACAGCAGATCAGATGAGCAAAATGGAAGGCAAGGGAGCGGCAAACTACATAATATTTCTGACACGTGGTGCGGAATTGTTCGCAAGAGGGTATCACAGATATTCTAACGGTTATATCGTCGAGCGACAGCGCTATGTGTTTGCAAAAGACGGAGCAGTAAGATACGGTAGCGAAGACGGTAAGCGGTGGGACATTCGCTCAGAGTTTCGTGAGCCGGTCTTCTGCTCAGCTTCATACGGGTATAGCTTCAACAACTCGTATAAAATCATCAACGAAAAGGCGATAAGCCGGTCGGATATGCGATACAGTCAGTACGATAAGTATGCGGGAGATCTGCTGATGTGCTATCTGGACCTGTACTGTAAGCATCCGAATCTCGAATATTTGCTGAAGCAAGGTTATGACCTGATTCAAAAAAATTATACAGGCTTTTGGGGCAATACGGCAAAACTTACATTGCCAAGTTATATTAACTGGAAAAGTAATAATCTTCTTGAAATGCTCGGCCTTACAAAATCCGAGTTCAAAGCTCTCAAAGGGCAGGAACACTTATACGGCGCTTACAGGATAAATAAGGAGCATTTTCCAAAAGTGACACCGGAAGACCTGATACTTATATCTAAAGTCTTTGACTATGAATACGGAACGCTGAAACGCTTTTTAGACGCAACCGGCGCAACACCGCAAAGAATGTCAAGATACCTTGCCGATAACCAAATAAACACAAGAGATTACAGCGATTACCTTGACCAGTGCAAACAGCTCAGATACAACACTAAAGATACTGCGATATGCTTTCCGCATAATTTCGAGGCAATGCACGAAAGACTGTCGGCAACTATCGAGTATCAGCACGATAAAGCGGTAAGAGCAGAGTTTACAAAGCATATTGAGGAACGCAAACAGCTTGAGTTTTCTGACGGAAATCTGATGATAGTACAACCGAAGCAGCTGTCGGATATAGCTTACGAAGGTAAAGCTTTAAGCCATTGCGTCGGCGGATATGCCGAAAGGCACGCAAAAGGCGCTCTGAGTATAATGTTCATCCGTAAAAAATCCGAGCCGGACAAGCCGTACTATACAATGGAAGTCTCAGCGGACGGAAAAATCGTACAGGTCAGAGGAAAACGAAACATAGCACCGGGCGAGGACGTAGATACGCTGATCAAAGATTACATGGCGTATCTTGAAAAGATTTTCAGCGATAAAAGGAGGAAAACAGCATGAACGACTTACCAACACGTTGCATTGACCCAATATTAAAAGATTGTGAAAATTGTCGTTACGGACACGTTGTTTATCCTGGTTGGGTTGAAACATATGAAGACATATACGGTTGCTGTTATGACACATATTGTTCACTTGGATATGACCAAGATAGACCCGAGGACGAGCCTACCGAAGAAGAGTTGAAAAAATTTGATGAATGGCTGGCAACCATATACGGAGATAATGCAAAATGAATGAATTATCAGTGAATTACACAAAAGCACAGGAGCTTGATCGCAGAATAAAGACCTCAGCACAGCTAGCACAGCAGAGCTTGTATGAGATGTGCAAGGGTTTTAAAGAGATGAGGGACAGTAAGCTCTATAAGGAGCTGGGGTATAGCACGTTTGAGGATTACTGCGAACAGGAAACAGGACTAAAAAAAGTTCAGGTGTACAGTTACATTAAAGTTATCGAAAAGTTACCCGAAAGTTTTGTTCAGTCGACTGTACAAATTGGTGTTCAGAAACTCTATCTTTTATCTTCCCTTTCTGAAGAAGAACGTACAGAAATAACCGAGAACACCGACCTTGAAAACACCTCCGTCCGTGAGCTTGAACAGCAGATACGGCAGATAAGAGCGGAAAAGGATAAGGCGGTAGCCGATAAGTCGGCCGCAGAAGCTGAAGCATCCGCCGCCGCTCAGCAGGCGAAATCACTTGAAAAAGCCAAGAACGCATTGTCACAGCAGATAGCAGCACTCGAAGCAGAAATAAAAGAACTTGAAAACCGTCCCATAGAGGTTACGGCTGAGCCGGCTAAGGACGGCGTTATGGACAAGACAGCGTTTGATAATATCTGCAAGACTTATGAACAGCAGCTTGACAAGGTGCAGGAGGACGCATTACAGGACACTATCCGCTTAAACCGTGAGCATACGGAGCAGATGAACAGCCTTAAAGCCGAGAACGAAAAGAAACTTGAAGAACTCCGCAGTCAGCTTGAAACCGCTAAGCGTGAGCAGTCAGAACTTACGGTGAGCGTACCCGACAGCAAGGAAACATTTAAAGCGTACCTTGCAACAGCTATTGATGCGGCGAAGCGGTTATGCGAGTTCATCGGCAATAATTCCGCAGACAGTAATCACGATCTGTTTGTCAGCAAAGCAAAGCAGTTTTTCGAAAAAATGACGGAGGAAATCGTATGAGCAGTACATTATATGATATAACCGGCAGATTCGCCGAGCTTTTCGATGCGTTTGACGCTATAAATGACTATGAACCGGACACCAATGCTGACGGTGAGTATATAGACGATGACGGCGAGGTCATTGCTGACCTTGAAGCATACAAGGCCGATATGCTGACGATGTGGTTTGACACTCTCGAAGGCATCGAGGGTGAGTTCGGCGAAAAGGCCGAAAACGTCGCCTGCTTCATAAAATCCCTTGAGCGTGAGGCGGACAGCCACGAGCTTGAAGCTAAGGAACAGACGGCAAGAGCAAAGACAAAGCGCAAAAAGGCGGAGTTTCTGAAAAAGCGTCTGTTACAGGATATGCAGGCAATGAGGCTGAAAAAGGTCGATATGCCGAGAGCAAAAATAACGTTCTCAGAGGGACGTGACAGTGTGGTTATTGACGATGAGCGGCAGTTTATTGACTATGCCGAAACATTCAACAAATCGCTGATAAAGTACAGCAAACCGACCATATGCAAGTCAGAAGTCAAGAAGCTGCTCGACAGCGGAGAAAAGCTCCCTGCCGTACATCTTGAGAAAAAGCCGTATATAACGATAAAGTGAGGTAGCTATGAGCAATATATTTACACCCGTAACAAGAAAGAAATCAAAGGCGAGAATTGCGGTCATGGGACCGTCGGGAAGCGGTAAAACGCTTTCGTCGCTCTATCTCGCAAAGGGCATAACGGGCAACTGGGACAAGGTTGCCCTTATAGATACAGAACACGAGCGTGGCAGATTCTATGCCGATCGTCACGATCTCGGCACGGGAGAATTTCTCTATGCCCCGCTTACACCGCCGTATTCGCCCGAAAAGTACATAGAGTACGTCAGACAGGCGGCTGAGGCGGTCGGGGAGGACGGCGTAATAATAGTGGACAGCTTTTCACACGCATGGGATAACGAGGGCGGAGTGCTTGACATCAAATCACAGATAGCACAGCGTCAGGGAAAGAACGATTATACCGCATGGGACGAGGCAGGAAAGATACAAAACAATCTTGTCAATACCATACTGTCGGTCAACTGCCACACAATCATTACACTGCGTACCAAGATGGGCTATGCTATGGAAATCAACGACAGGGGCAAGACCGTTCCCGTCAAAATAGGACTTGCGCCGGTGCAGCGTGATAACACCGAGTATGAATTTGACATAGCATTTCAGATAAACCGTGAGCATATCGCAAGTCTTTCAAAAGACACAACATTCCTCGATAAGTGGTCGGGTGTTATCACCGAAGATTTAGGCGCTCAGCTCGGTGCATGGCTCAGCGAGGGCGCAGAGCCCGACAGATGTGAAGAATGCGGTGCTGTCATTATGCCGACACCTAAGCATACGGTAGCGGAAATGGTTGAAAGCTCGGTTGCAAAATTCGGCAGAAAGCTGTGCATAGCGTGTGCAAAGAAGGAGGTCGAAAAGCAGAATGCCGCTAAGACCGTATCAGAGTGAGCTTGTCGAGCAGACAAGGCAGGCGTGGCGTGAGGGTTATTACGCTCCCTGCATTGTTCTCGGGTGCGGCGGCGGTAAGTCGGTGATAGTAGCGGAGATAGCACGGCGGACTACATTCAACGGGAAAAAGGTAATGTTTCTTGTACACAGGCAGGAGCTTGTTCAGCAGATAATAAGGACGTTCATACGCTGGGGCGTTGATATGAACTACTGTGACGTGATGATGGTGCAGACCGCAGCACGGCGGATAAAAAAACTGTCAAAGCCTGCGCTTATCATTACAGACGAAAATCACCACAGCCTTGCGCTGTCGTACAAGAAAATCTATGACGCTTTCCCCGATGTGCTTCGTGTGGGGGTAACAGCAACGCCTGTCCGCCTGAACGGTGACGGTCTGGGTGATGTCAACGACAAGCTGATAATCGGGCCGTCTACCAAATGGCTTATTGATCACAACTGTCTTGCACCGTATGACTACTATGCACCGTCCGTAGCCGACTTATCGGGGCTTCATATCAAAATGGGCGAGTTTGTTACGGCAGACGTTGAAAAGGCAATGATCAAAAAGGCTGTATTTGGTGATGTTATCGGATACTACAGACAGCTTGCAGACGGTAAGAAAGCCGTCTGCTACTGCTCAAGCGTTAAGCACTCGCTCGCTACCGCCGAAGCGTTCCGAGAAGCAGGCATAAACGCCGTACACATTGACGGTACAACTCCCGATGCAGAGCGTAATCGTATTATTTCGGATTTCAGAGCAGGACGGATAACGATACTTTGCAATGTCGATTTAATATCGGAGGGCTTTGACGTTCCCGACTGCGAATGTGCGATATTGCTCCGTCCCACTCAATCTCTTACGCTGTACATTCAGCAGTCAATGAGATGTATGCGCTATCGACCGGGCAAGCGTGCGATAATTCTTGATCATGTCGGCAATTACGCACGCTTCGGAATGCCCGATGATGACCGCCTGTGGTCGCTTGAAAAGCGCAAGCGCAACATAAAGAAAGAAGCTGCGGAGAATGCCGAAAAGGTGAAACAGTGTCCCGAATGTTACTATACATTCGGAGCGCCGCCACCCGGTCAGCCCTGTATCTGCCCTCACTGCGGATATGTTTTCCCGGTAAAGAGCCGTGAGATAGAAACAAGCGAAAGCACCGAGCTTATTCATATCGAGGGCTTCAGGCTGGATTTCAGCAGTCCCGATGATTGTTCGTCCTATTCCGATCTGCTTGCATACGCAAAGAAGAAAGGGTATCAGAGGGGCTGGGCGTTTTACGAAGCAAGAAAGAGAGGTTTTATCTATTGACAGAAGAACACAGTATCCAGAATGCTGTCAGACGTGCGCTGTCCGAGAACGGCTGTGTGATATTCCGCATTAACGTCGGCAAGGGCAGAACATTTGACGGCAGATATTTCGACACGGGCGTACCGGTCGGATTTTCAGACCTGTTCGGCGTAAGGCAGTCGGACGGAAAGGCAATATTCATAGAGGTAAAGACAAAAACGGGACGTATTCGCCCCGAACAGAAGAATTTTATTGAAAAAATGCGTCGTTCGGGTGCTGTTGCAGGTATATGCAGAAGCACAGAAGACGCAATAAGACTTATAACGGAGGATAAATAATATGGCATTTTCACAGAACAATTCAGCGGCTACGAGTGCGCTTAAGCCCGAAGGCAGATATGAAACGATAATCACAAGCGTAGACGAGAAAACATATAAGAGCGGCAGTACATCGCTGAGCTTCAGACTGACGATAAGGAATGATATTCCGGAGCAGAAATACGGCAACGCCTGCCTGTTTTATCAGATATGGAAGGCTAAAGAACCTACAAAGGAAGACCTTGCGGTAAACGGTTATACGTTCGGCAGACTTATGGCAGTAGGCAAGGCCGCAAAGCTCACTGACGGCAAGGAATACAAGGATCTTGCGGAATACTGCGACGATCTTGTCGGCAAGTGTGTGATAGCTGTAGTAAAGCACGAAACGGACGATAAGGGCACCACAAGAGAAAAGGTAAGCTATCTTGAACCGACACAGCACCCCGACTGCAAGCATAAGTTCAAGACCGCCGTGACCGCCGATACCGTATCAGCGCCGAAAAACGAGAGCTTTGCGGCAACCACAACAACGGAAGCAGTTACGGAAGATGACGGTGACTATCCGTTCTGATGGGGGAAATAATGTACGAATATATTCCCGATGAGCTTAAAAAGCTCTCAAACTGGGTGTGCTGGCAGGCTGTACCCGATGAGGCAGGCGGTAAGATAAAAAAACTTCCGATCAATCCTCATACGGGCGAACTTGCTCGCTCCAATGATCCATCCACATGGTCGGATTTCAATACGGCTGTAGCGGCTTCGGCAGGTTTCGCAGGCGTCGGATTCATGTTCGGAAACTGCGAGTATTTCGGTGTTGACATTGACGGAGTGGGTGACGAGATAGCCGCATTCAAAACCGGCGAAAACAACATTATCACCGAATTTATAACAACTCTCCAGTCATATACCGAGCTGTCGCAGTCTGGCAAAGGCATTCACATAATCTGCAAAGGAAACCTGCCGAAGCAGGGGCGCAGACGAGGCAATGTCGAAATGTACGAAACAGGCAGATTTTTCGTTATGACGGGCAAACCGTGCGCCGAATATATGGATATAAACGAATGCACAGAGGCTATTAAGGCGTTGCACGAAAAGTACATAGGCGGAGGGCGTGAGCCTTCCGCTGTGCCCCGTGCTTATGCGCCGGCACTTCCGGCAACCGCAAATGATATTATAACTCTCGCCGGAAAAGCAAAGAACGCACCACGCTTCAATGCACTTATGCAGGGCGATTATTCAGGATATGTGTCACAGTCTGAGGCTGATATGGCGCTTTGTAATATGCTTGCGTTCTGGTGCAGGTGTGATGCGGATATGATGGACTGTATATACAGACAGTCGGGGCTTATGCGTGAGAAATGGGACAGACGGCAGTCGGGCAGTACATACGGTGCAATAACGATACAAAAAGCCATAGCCGACTGTGAGAAGGTATACGAACCGGCACAGAAATCACCGCAGTTTACGGCAAGGTTCACAGGTGAAAGCTCTGTTGTACACGCAAAACTCGATACAGCACAGGACGAGCCTGTAAAGCTGTACACATTTGACGATACAGGGAACGCAGAACGGCTTATAGACTTATTCGGCAGGGAGATCCGCTACAGTTATACAGACAAGCGCTGGCTGTATTATGACGGTAGGAAGTGGTGCTACGACAACAGCGGAACAATAGAGCGCATAGCCGATAAGGCTGTACTTGCGATGAAGGCAGAGGCTAAGGCATACGAGCAGATGGACGTTGAGGACGGCGGAGATATGGCAAAGAACTTTGAAAAACACCTGAAATCAAGCCGAAGCAACAAATCGAAATCTGCAATGCTGAAGGAAGCACAGCATCACGTTCCGATAGTGCCGGCACAGATGGATAAGTACAAGATGGTGCTTAATACTCCGAGCGGTGTTCTTGACCTGAAAAGCGGTACGCTGAGTGAGCATAAGCCGGAAGCATACTTCACCCGTATCACGTCGGCTGAGTACACAAGCAATGCCGACTGTCCGCAGTGGCTGAAATTTCTTGACGAGATATTCGGCGGCGACAAGGACCTTATACGATATGTTCAGAAGGCGGTCGGCTATTCGCTGACAGGCTCAACGGCGGAGCAATGCGTATTCTTCCTGTTTGGCACGGGCAGAAACGGAAAATCAACGTTTCTTGATATTATCCGTGCAATTATGGGCGACTACGCAAGCAATATCCAGCCGGAAACAATAATGGTACGCAGTAATCAGAGCAGTGCCATAAACAGCGATATAGCACGTCTTAAAGGCGCAAGGTTTGTTACGTCTGTAGAACCTAACGAGGGCGTGCGTATCAACGAGGGTCTGCTGAAGCAGCTTACAGGCGATGATATAGTTACTGCCCGCAAGCTGTACGGCGATGAGTTCGAGTTCAAGCCCGAATTTAAATTATGGATGGCGACAAACCACAAGCCGATAATCAGAGGCACAGACACAGGTATCTGGCGCAGAGTGCATATGATACCGTTCACTGTACAGATACCCGAAGAAAAGAAAGACCCACGTCTTAAATATAAGCTGTGCCGTGAGCTGCCCGCTATCTTCCGCTGGGCAGTAGAGGGGTGCGTACTGTATCAGGCTGAGGGACTGCATATGCCGAAGGCGGTAGTCGCTATGGTCAAGGAGTACCGCAGAGAGATGGATGTTATCTCCGCTTTTGTCGAAGACAGGTGCACAGAGGGCAAGGACTGCTATGCGCAGGCTAACGTGCTTTATGCGGCGTATGCGCAGTGGTGCGATGACAATAACGAGTATAAGATGTCAAATACGAAGTTTGGTGTTGAATTGTCGAAAAAGTATCCTAAGGTGCGAGCAAAAAACGGTAATTGTTACATCGGAATAGCTATAAGCTGAAAGGAGGGTGAAGGGTGGTGAAGGGTTTAAGGGTTTTTCTAACCTTTCATACGGAAAATGAAAAAAATAAATATATATAAAAGGTGTTGGAAAACGGGCAAAACCCTTCACCACCTTACACCGAATGATTATGAAGAAGATAAATTTCAATGATCCGGCAACATTTGAAAAGCTGGAGCATATGGCATACGAAAACACGCTTGATTATACCGACTTTCCGCCTGCCGAGTATAAATACTTCGATAAGCTGTCACAGCTCGGCAGTATCTACCGCAGTGGTCAGCTTCCGAAGGGACTTTGCAAAGAGCGTAAGGACGCATATCTTTGTGATTATCGCAAGGACGCAGACAAAACACGGAAAAATCACGAGGCAGAGGTCGGATACCAGGAGAATATACGAAGGTCGGACGAGCTGAGATGTGAGATCAACAGCACAAGAAATCACGATGTCAAGCTGATGCTTGCACTGAGGTGTATCGAGCTGATGACCGGCGAGGAAGGATTTGAAAGGAGAAATTTAAATGAGTAGTTTTTACGAGTGCGAAATGAGACCCGGTTGCGTTGCCAGCCACAATAGGTATGGCAGTGTTACGCTTGTCACAGCTCTTGTGACGGAAGATTATCCTCAGCTGTGGGCTGTAGAGGCAAGAGATGGTGAGTTAAAAATTGTGCGTGAGGATGATTTGTACGATTTCGGATACTATGGGGAGTGATAGAATGACAAAGCAGAAACTTAAAGATTACCGTTACACCTGCAAGTGTATCAAGCAGCTTGAATCAGAGTTGAACGATGCGGCAGTAACCGACAGCACGCAGGGCTCGCAGAGCGAGTACCCCTATGTCAAACATAGCGTCACGATTTCCGGCGTTCCGGATAACGATACACACCTTGCCAAGAAAAGAAGACTGTCCGAACTTAAAGCACAGAAAGCAGAAGTAGAACGCTTCATCGGCAATATTGCGGACAATCAGACAAGGGATATGTTCTACTACAGGTACATACAAGGCTATACAATGGTGAGAACTGCGGTAGAAATCGGTGGAGATAACACACCCGACAGTGTGAGAATGCGAATAAATCGGTATTTGCGTTAATGTTGTTCGTTTTGTTCGTTTTAAGGGTGTTATAATTCAAAATGACAAAATATAAATAGTTGACACCTCCAAAATAATCGGTTATAATGTAGAAAACTGGTGATTTTTTGGAGGTGTCAATGATGAGTGAACAAAATGTAAAACAATCAAAAAGTGGTTCTGAAGTCCAAAATAATAAAAAATGTTTTATAATCATGCCTATATCTACACCAGAGGGCTATACAGAGAATCATTTTAAGCAAGTTTATGATACGATAATAGCGCCTGCTGTAAGAAAAGCAGGTTATGAGCCTCATAGAGTGGATAATGATCGTATTTGTGATAGCATAATCGATAAAATATTGAGAAATCTTGTCGAATGCGAAATGGCAGTATGTGATTTAAGCTCAAGAAACCCTAATGTCATGTATGAATTAGGCATAAGACAGGCTTACGGTAAAAAAGTTGTTTTAATACAAGATGAGAAATCTCAGCCTATATTTGATGTGTCTGCAATCAATACAATATTTTATAATAGTAAGCGCACATATGAAGATGTTATTGCGTCACAAAATGAAATTTCAGAAGCGATACTATCTACTGCGAAAGAAGATAGCATATCGTTGATGTCAATTGCAAAGATACCGTCTGCTTCTGCTGAAGCACAAAGCAAGTCTGATGATAAGCAGATTTATGAAGTGATGTTAAGTTCGATTTTAAATTCTGTAAGAAGACTGGAGCGATCACAAATGACACAAAACAGAAAATTCAACGATTCTATTATACAAAAAGATTATGTGCTTGCTAGATATTTTGATTTACAAAATGATATTGATAAAGCAATTGGTCGTGAAAAAGTTAATAAAGATGAGTTAGATTACTATCGCAGAAAGATATCATTTTTTATTAGAGAATTACGCCATGATTCAAATATGCTGTCTGAAGAACAAAAAGACATTTTAGATTCGGCTATTAATATTCAAAATAAATTACAAACTATGATTGATGAAATATAAAATATAACCGCTCCCTAACCGGAGCGGCTATTTTTTATACCCAAAAGAAAGGACGGTGTACCGCCAATGACCGAAAGACAGAAGAAATTCGCCGAATACTACGCTCAGTGCGGTAACGCCGCTCAGAGTGCAATACAGGCAGGATACAGCAAAAAGTATGCAAATACTAATGCTTCAAAATTACTACAAAATACTACAATTACGGAATACATAAAACAGCTCACCGAAGACGCCCAGACTGCACGCATAATGACCGCAAGAGAACGGCAGGCTTTGTTATCCGATATAGCTAATGATAAGCAGAACGAGCTGTCGGACAGGATACGGGCAATCGACACGCTGAATAAGATGACGGGGGAGTATGTGACAAAAGTTCAAGGAAATATAAATGCCGATGTCAATAACCCGTTTTCAAAATTATCAACAGAAGAGCTGAAGAAGTTGATAACTGATGATTAGTAAAGACCTTGCAAAACTTGGTGCTAAAATAGAACTTGCTAAGCGTGAGTTCTTTTTTTATTGCCAATTAAAAGCACCGGATTTCTATAAGTCTGATAGATCATTTTTAGTAGAACTCTGTAATGGCTTTCAGGAGTTTATGAACTCAGATGAACCGGTTATGATAGTAAATTTGCCACCTCGTCACGGAAAGTCGAGAACAGCAGGTTGCTTTGTTGAGTGGGTTCTCGGCAGGGATAAAAACCAGAAGATTATGACGGGCTCGTACAATGAAACACTGTCAACTATGTTTTCAAAGAATGTCAGAAACTGCATATCCGCCGAAAAAGCAGATGTGAATATTCCGGTGTATTCTGATGTTTTCCCGGATACTAAGATCAAACGAGGAGACGGCGCAATGAACCTGTGGAGTTTAGAGGGCGGATATAATAATTATCTTGCTACTTCTCCGACAGGTACAGCGACCGGTTTCGGCTGTTCGCTTATGATCATTGACGATCTAATCAAAAATGCAGAAGAAGCTAACAATGAGAGCATAAAAGAGAAGCACTGGGAGTGGTTTACAAACACGATGCTGTCTCGTTTGGAAGAGAACGGTAAAATAATAATCATTATGACACGCTGGGCTTCCGACGATCTCGCAGGCAGAGCCATTGCGCATTATACTCAACAAGGTGTAAACGTAAGGCACATTACAATGAAAGCACTTATTGATAAAGAAAAGCACACTATGCTCTGCCCTGAAATATTATCCTATGTTTCGTATCTGGCGAAGACAAAAGCGATGGGAGTTGATATTGCAAGTGCTAACTATCAGCAAGAGCCGATTGATTTAAAAGGCAGACTGTATGATTCGTTCAAGACCTATACAGAGTTGCCGAAAGACAGCAATGGGAACAGTTTGTTTGAAGGTATTTACAGTTATACAGATACTGCGGACGAAGGAGATGACTTCTTGTGTAGCATTATCTGGGGCGTGTATATGCGTGAAGCGTATGTACTTGATGTTTATTTTTCTAAAGCAAATATGGAGATCACAGAGAAGGAAACAGCAAGGCGACATAAAGAATTTGCTGTAAATAATGCTCTTATAGAATCAAATAACGGCGGTTCGGGATTTGCACGGAACGTCAGACGCATATCAGCCGATGAGCTTGGTAATTATACAACTATTTTTCAGTGGTTTCATCAGTCGAAAAACAAGAAGGCACGTATAATTTCAAACTCTTCATGGGTACAAAATCATATTATTTTCCCGGTAAATTGGAGAGATAAGTTTCCCGAGTATTATGCGGCTATGATTAAATATCAGCGTGAAGGCAAAAACGCACACGACGATGCGCCTGACGCAACAACCGGTGTTGCCGAAACTATGTATAAATTAGGAGGATGACGTGAAGATAGGAGAAAGGTTTAAAAGCATGATACAGAATTGGCTTAATATAGTTCCTGCCGCAAATCAATCTGTTGTGCTGCAGGAGCTTTTGCCGAGAGAGATTGAAGTGCTTCGTTCTCAGCTCTGGTACAGAGGTGACGCAACGGAACTTAGACAGTTTTTCCACCAGATAGGTGACGGAAGCGGTAGTTTTTGGGCGAGTGTTCCAAACAAGAATAATATACGAAAAATACACAGCGGCTTGCCTGCGATAATTGCCGATACTTTGGCGTATATCGTGTATTCGGATATGGATAAAATCAAAGTAACCGGTGAAAAAGAAAACTCGATCTTTGAGAGCGTATCAAAAGCCGTTGATTTTAACGAACTTGTTGGAAAAGCTGTAGTAGACACTTTAGTAAGCGGCGATGGGGCATTTAAGATTTCAGTCGATATGACCGAAAATTCTGTTTCTGACGTTCCTATAGTTGAATTCTGGAGTGCAGATAAGGTTGAATATCGCTATATAAGAGGCGTACTTAAAGAGGTTGTTTTCCGTTCTGAGCATAAGGAAGGCGATAGATTGTACCATCTTGAGGAATGTTATGGAAAAGGGTACATTGAAAGCAGACTTTATGATAACAGCGGTCATGAGGTACGCCTTGACAGCGTTCCTTGCCTTTCAGGCATTGAAACAAGAACGATATTCGATGGCGATTACATAATGGCTGTACCGCTGAAATTTTACGCATCAAAAAAATATCCGAACAGGGGTAAGAGCATATTCGACGGCGGTAAATCCGACTGCTTCGACGCTCTGGACGAGGTTATTTCGCAGTGGTGGGACGCCATAAGAGCCGGCAGAGTTACAAAGTATATTCCTTCCGATAAAATTCCTCGAAGTCCTGAAAACGGGGCCTTACAACGAGTAAACAGTTTCGGCAATGAGTTTATAGAGATAGCTTCATCTCTTGGTGATGAGCGCTCTTCTCAGATACAGGTCGTACAGCCCGACATCAAGTATGACGCATTTGTATCATCGTATACAAACTGCCTGCTGATGTGCCTGCAAGGACTTGTATCGCCTGCAACACTCGGTATTGATGTCGGCAAGATGTCAAGTGCGGACGCTCAGCGAGAGAAGAAGGACGTTACGGGCAACACCCGGAACACAATAACGACAGCGCTTGAAAAGGCTCTGCCTGAGCTTGTGTCGGCTGTATTAAAAACATACGACAATATGCAGGGCAAAGCCCCCGAAGAATATGAGGTAAGCGTTGATTTCGGTGAGTACGGCGCACCCGACTTTGACAGCCGTGTTGAAACGGTCGGCAAGGCAAGTACCTACGGCATTATGTCGGTCGAAACGCAGGTCGAGGAGCTGTGGGGATCATCAAAAGAAGACGAATGGAAAGCCGGTGAAGTCAAGCGTATAATGCAGGAAAAGGGGCTTGCTGACGGCACAACACCTGCGGTAGGTGATGAGCTTGCTTAGTTTCAGAGATATTGCAAGGATATTCGAGGAGATAGAGTTAAGGCTCATTGCTTCGCTGAAACGCAATCTTTCACGGCACAAAGCTGAAGAAGAAAAAGAAGGCTTTGAATGGTCTGCGTGGCAGGCTGAAAAGCTCAATAACATTGACAATTTCCGCAAGGATAACGTTCAGATAGCGGACGAATATGTAGATGTTATTGACGATGGAACCCGACAGCTTATGACGGATCAGTTTCACGAGGGGGAGCATACAGCGGAGCAGTCGGTCATTGATGTTTCGGAAAGCGGCGTCAATGTTCCCGATGTTCCGGCACAGCCTCAGCCGCCCGAAGCGCCGACAGCTATACCCGATGATCATTTCTTCGGTGTTAACAAGCCGAAGATGGATAAGCTGATGGAAGACGTGACAACGCTTGAAAAAACCGCCCTTACCGCCGCTGTGCGTAATATGGACGATGTTTACCGCACAACGCTGAACAAGGTACAGCTTATGATGGGCACAGGCTCAATTACGCTTAATGAAGCAATCGACCTTGCAACAAGGGACTTCCTCGACAAAGGCATAAACTGCATTGTATACGCAGACGGCAGGCGAGTTAATATTGCCGATTATGTGCGTATGGCACTGCGCACAACGTCCACAAGGGCAACATTGCAGGGTGCGGCTAAACGCTTTGCGGAGCTGGGCTATGATACCGTGCTTATATCGCAGTACGGAGGCTGCTCAGAAACCTGCGAGCCGTATCAGGGCAAGGTTTACATTGATGATGTATTCACGATATGGAACGGCGAGAGAAGCGGCGACTTCGGCAAGTCAAACTACTGCGACAAGTGGTTTATGCTGTTGTCTGTGGCAATACGAGGCGGGCTGTTCCACCCTAACTGCCGTCATACTATGGGGCAGTACATAGAGGGGCTTACAAAGATACCTCAGCCGATTCCTGCCGAGAAGATACGGGAACAGCGAGAGCTTGAAGAAAAGCAACGGGCTATGGAGCGCAAGATAAGAGCGCTCAAACGCAAGGTTGAGGGCACGCAGGACGAGAAGAAGGTCAAGGAGTATAAGCGTAAGCTCCGTGAGGAGCAAGGCAGGCTCAGAGAATTTATCAAAGAGCATGACGATGTTCTCCGCAGAGATTATTCAAGAGAGAAGATCTACAGCGGTAAGGGTGAGCCAAAGCAGGAAGCACCGAGAACGGAAGAAGCGCCTGTTAAAGCTACCGATACCGAAAGCAAAAATCCTGTTCCGACAAATAAAGAGCCTAATATTCCTCAGCCGGATAATAACATTTCCGAGCCGGAAAATAACGTTTCTAAGCCGGAAAATAACGAAAACACAATGAATTTTGTACAGCCTGAGCCTATAAAGCCTGTTAAGAGCAACGAAGACACAGACGATACGCCGACTGCGGTTGTGTCTGATGAAGCCGATGAAACTGCTGAAACGACAGAAAACGTACAGGAAACTGTAAAACAGCCTATTGAAACAGCGGCAGACAGCGAAGAAGACGTACAGAATTTTACAGATGATACTGTTGACAATTCGGATGAAAGTGATATAATAGAAGAAGGAACAGATTTCAAACCGTTGTCGGCAGATACTGTTGTTCCTGTACTGCGTGAAGATTCAAACGAATGGATTGACCGTCTGTCATCCGAAGAAATCAGAGCAATCAAGAAGTACACGAAGAACAGCGGCGATCCCAAAGACGATAAGTTCTATGCAAGGCTTAATTCAATGCTTCGTGGGGATATTCCCGAAGATGACACTTTGAAATATTATTCCGATGTTATATCGGGTGCGATAGCGAAGTTTGAGTTAAAGCACGACATTATCTGTTACCGTTCTGTCAAACACAATCCTGTGGAAGGAATGAAAATAGGCGATATATATGAACCTAAGCAATTTGTCAGCACAGCGGTTGTTTCATCGAGAACGCTTAAAGGTGATTACAACATCGTAATAATAGCTAAAAAAGGAAGCAAGGGTGCGTATATTGAATTATTGAGCAAATACCCGAATCAGAGAGAGTTTTTATTCGATAAGAATTTGAAATATCGAATTTTAAAAATCCGCAATAATAAAATAGTGTTAGAGGTGATAATATGAAAGGCAAGACTAAAGTAATAATTTCTGACGAGTTAATCGAAAAAGTTTTAGATGATATGGAAAAAGCCCAAGAAACTGTTGATGAAGACTGGGACGAAGAAAGCCGAAAAGACTGGGAAGAAAAAATGAACTCATAAAACCGCCCACAGCAGTGAGCGGTTTTCTTATACCCGTGTGCAATTGATTGTACAACTAAACTTAATAATTATACCGCTCTTAAAAAGGGCGGTATTTTTATACCCAAAATCAAAGAAAGTGAGGAAAAGCAATGGAACCCGAAAAGAAAACTCCCGAAGAGGAGAAGAAGCCCGCTCCCACAGCGGAGCAGAAGGACGAGCCCAAGCCCGAAGAGAAGCCCGCCGAAAACAAGCAGACGGACGATAACGGCACGGCAGACAAGCCCGATGAGAGCAAGGCAGAGGACAAGAAGGACGATAAGCCCGAAGAAAAGGCGGATAAGCCCGAATCTGAGCCTGCACCCGCCGTTCCCGATGCAAAGGACGAGGAGATTTTAAGGCTGAAAACACAGATAGCCGCAATGTCGCTCGGTGTAAAGCCTGACTGTATGGACGATGCTGTGGCTATTGCCGAAAGCTACGTCAAGTCCGGCAAAAGCGAGGACATCAACTCGGCACTGTCGGCGGTAGTCAAGAAATATCCCGATATGAAGGCTGACGGCTCAGACGGCAAAAAGCAGGGCGGATTCAAGGTCGGTGCAGGCAGCTCCGACAAGGAAGAAAAGCCCGACAACAGCAGACTTGATAACGCATTCGGTATCAAGAAAAAGAAGTAAGAAAGGTAAGGTGTAAAAATGTCAAACACAATCAACTATGCTGAACAGTATACCAATCAGCTCAGAGAGCTTTACGGTCAGGAATCAAAGGCCGACGCTCTCTATCACTCAAATTCCGATATTCAGCTCAGAGGCGGGAAAACAATCAAGATACCCACTCTGTCGGTATCCGGCTATAAGGACCACACAAGAGCATCGCTCGGCTTCCCTCAGGGTACATACGAGAACAACTACGAAACAAAGACGCTCGATCACGACCGTTCTATCGAGTTCGTAGTAGATCCTATGGACTTTGACGAAACCGATACCGTTGTATCACTGGCGAACATTCAGAGCCGTTTCGACAGGACGCAGGCAATCCCCGAACACGACAGCTATACATTCTCAAAGCTGTATGCAGAGGCTGTAAGAGTAGGCGCAACAATAAAGCACGACAAGCTCACGATTGAGAATGTCCTCAAGGACTTTGACGAGAACCTCAAGACACTTGAAGATAAGGGCGTACCTCTTGACAGAATGATACTCTATGTCACCGCAGACTATAAGACGATCCTCAAGAACGCAGAGGGTATTCAGAGAACGCTCGACATCAAGAGCGGCGGCGGTATCGACAGACGTATTCATTCTGTTGACGATATAGGCAATATCGTTACAGTTCCCTCAGCTCGTTTCAAGACCGTGTACGATTTCACGGACGGCTGTAAGTCCGGTGTCGGCGCAAAGCAGATAAACTACATTCTCATTGACCCCGAATGCCAGGTGTCAAGAGATAAGTACGCATATATACATCTGTTTGCTCCCGGCTCTGACAGCAGAACGGCAGACAACTATCTGTACCAGAACCGCAAGTACAACGGTACATTTGCGATAGATCACCTGTTTGTTGACGGCTGTATCATGAATGTATCTGCTCTGACGCAGACATTCGCAGGTAACGGCTCGACAACTGCATTCACAGTGACCGACAAGCCCGAAAAGCTCATCGGCGTAACTGTAGACGGTACAGCGACAACAGACTACAGCTATGACAAGTCATCGGGTGTGATAACATTCAATACCGCTCCCGGCAACGCAAAGGCTATAGTCGTAACATACTAAGGAGGTAACTATGGTAGCAGTAAAGGCAAACAAGCAGTATACTATCACGGAAGCCGAGAAGAAGTCATACCTTGCACAGGGCTATGACATCATTGGCGATAACGGGGCTGTGGAGCATTCTCCGCAGGCTACCGTGCCGTATGCCGAATTTGAAAAGGCTCAGGCGGAGATAGCAAAGCTCCGTGATGAGCTTGCTCAGGCAAGGACGGCAAAGGCAAAAAAGGGTGAGGCTTAATGTACCTCACTTTTGCGGAATTTCAGACCTTATGCCCCGACAGCGCAATAACAGAACAGCAGTATAACGCCCTTGAAAACAGGGCGGAGAGCGACATCGACACACTGACCTTCAACCGCATAACAGCTATAGGATTTAATAATCTGACAGCGTTTCAGCGGGATAAGGTAAGGCTGGCACTGTCACAGCAGACAGCATTTGTTTTTGACAATGCCGAACTGCTTGACAGTCCGCTCAGTTCCTATAGTATCAGCGGTGTGTCAATGTCATTTGACAGCTCGAAGGTTATAAATTACTGCGGTGTCACTACAACACGGCAGATTTATAACACGCTATTGCAGACAGGGCTTTGCTACAGGGGGTTATAATGAAATATCCGAAACTTGTACCCGAAAGGGTTTGTACAACGCCTTGTACCGTGTATCGTACAGACGGACTTAACCGTGACGGCTCGAAGAAGCGGACGGTCATTTTTGAGGGCAAGTGCTTCCATTCGGAAAAAGCACGGCAGAAGCTCTCTGCGGAAAAACAGCTGATAACGCTGTCTGGCGAGGCTCTTTTCTGCGGTGATATTGCTCCCGACAGCCCGATCATTGACGGAGCTGTGGAGATAGGCGGCAGAGAGTACAAGATATACGGCTCGGAAAAGGCTAAAAACCCCGACGGGACGGTAAATTACACAAGACTGGAGCTGATATAGTGATAAAAGTAACCGTAAAGCTTGATAAGGCTGCTATAGCAAAGATAGAAAAAGCCGTCATTGACAGTGCGCAAGCGGCGATGGAACAGGTAGTGACCGAAGTACAGAACACAGCACCGCTTGATCAAGGCGACCTTATCAACGGTATATTTGTTCGTTCGGAAAAAAGCGGTAATACTGTTATCGCCACGATTGACCACAGTGCTTTGTATTCACGTTACCTATACTATGGTAAGGTTATGGTTGATCCGAATACCAAAAGCGCTTGGGCTAAAAGTGGTGTAAAGAAAGAAGTAACCGACAAAAAGTTGAAATTCCGCAACGGCAGGACTGATCACTGGCTTGAGCCGTACATAACAGGTGACAAAAAGGATTTTGTCAAAAACTCATTCACAAAAATTTTTAAGGAAAAAACAGGCGTATGACGTTACTTGAAACAGCCGATATGCTTGCTGATGTTCTCGGCATAGAGAATGTATATGCAGGCTGTATAGACGCAAATCAGGATAAGTGTATCGGCGTGTATGCGTCAAGAAACACCTATCCTAAGAAAATCAGCATAGGCGGAAAGCCTTGCACGAAAACACTTGAAAAGCACATCAGCGTACTGATACACTGGACGGACAATCCGACAACAGCCGAGAGTGCGGCAAACGAAATACTTGATAAGCTGACCGATGTACACGGCTATGTTGCCGAGGGGCACACGGTCGGCTTTTTGAGTTGCAGTGAGGCGCATAACGCAGGCAGAGATGAAAGAGGTATCTGCGAGTACGTTATTGATGCGACGGTTTATTACGAAAGGAGTAATTAACAATGGCTAACAAAACAGGAGTATATCCCGTATATGAAAATCAGTTCAAGATTGACAAGACAGGCGGCACAGGTGCGACAGCCGAGAATCTTGTAACTATTGCCGATATGGAGAGCTTTTCAGTTTCCATTGACGGCAATGTCGAGGAGTGGAAGCCGTTCGATCAGGAAGGCTGGACAAGAAGACTTGTGACAGGTAAGGCACTGACCGTCAGCGTATCCGGCAAGAGAAACATCGGTGACGCAGGCAACGATTATGTTGCAGGACTTGCACTTAAGACAGGCGCAGACAGCCACACAACTGTAGTGTGGACGTTCCCCAGCGGCGCAACGCTGACGATACCGTGCGTTATAAACGTGACGGAGTGGGAGTCGGGCGATTCCACAGCGGTTGCACCTCTTGCGTTTGATATTATGTCAGATGGCAAGCCTACATTTACAGACGCAGAAGCATAAAAGGAGAAAAATACAATGGCTAAGATGTACACACTTGATGAAAAGCTACTCGTAGGCGTTCCCGAAATACGCATCGGAGAAAAGGTCTACAAGGTAGACGATCGTGAAAAGACGGTCAAGAAGGTAATGGCACTTTACAATAACGGCGATAAGAAGGACATTGAAAAGATTGACGAGATGTTCAAGCTGGCGTTCGAGCCTGCCGCCGCTAAGGAGATAAGCGAAATGAATATGCCGTGGGCGGCATATCAGAAGCTGTCCGAGATAGTAATATCCGCCATGACGGGACAGGAAGATACCGAGCGATTTCACGAGTAATGAAGTCTGGTACGACATCGAGTATGACCGTGAGCTGATACGTCAGTCGATAGCAAAACAGTATCACATACTGCCGTCCGAGCAGGACGATCTGCACTATTCTGACTGGCTGAGCCTTGTATCCGGCATTATGAATGATACTCCGCTCGGTCAGACAGTGCGGATACGAAGCGAGGATAACAAGGAGATGCTCAAACACTTTTCGCCGTATGAAAACCGCATACGGCGGGAGTGGGCGGCATTCAGAGCGAAGAAACAGCTTGCGGAGAAAACTCCAAAACAGATACAGAGCGATATAACGGCTCTTGAAATGATGATAAAAAAGGCATTCGGGGGAGGTGAGTAAATGGCTGACGGAAACGGTGCGTCAGTAGGCACTATCAGCCTGTCGCTGATAATAGACGCAGAGCTTGACAAACAGCTTTCGGCTTTACAGAAAAGCATACAGTCGCAGTGGGATAAGGTCGGTGAAACCGCTGAAAAGGCACTTACCGACAGTGTGTCAAAAGCCGCCGATAAGGCTGTAAAGCCTGTTGAGGAAGTCGGCAAGGCTGTAGAAAAGACCGTGACGCAGAGCGTTGAAAAGGCTGTGCAGAAGGTCGAAAAGCCCGCCGAAGAGGTAGGAAAGACGCTTGAAAGCTCTATATCCGAAAGTGCCGAAAAGGCTTCCGAAACTCTGGAAAAGGCGCTTGTCGAGCCTGTAAAGGAAGCGGAAAAGGAAGCAGAAAGTCTTGGCAAAGCGATAAATAACAAGTACGAGTTCGGACCCGGTTATAGCAAAGAAGCTATGGATTTCGTGAACAACTATCAGCCGAAAAGCGATAAGAAGAAGTCCAAAGAAAAAGAGGAGATCCCCGAAATTGATGTCGGCAGTTTTGAAATTCCTTCCGAACCTATCGACCGTCTGAACAAAAGTCTTGAGCTGACTAACGAAAAAATAGAGCTTGCACAGGAGAAGTGGAAACAGCTTAACAGAGAAATGGCGGCAATGTCTGATAAAGACATGGCAGGCGAAAAGGGCAATGCCATAATAGAAAAAATAAACGCTGTTGAAACAAGTATGCTGAAACTTCAGCAGCAGTCCGAAGCTACTAAAGCCAAGATAGATAAGGCAATGCAGGCGGATGCAGAAGCCAAAAAGCTGGCTGAAGCCGCACGGCAGGCTGCCGAAGCGGTAAACAAGATACCTGAAAGCACAAACAATATAAATCTGCAATCGTTACCTGTCATAGCGATGCTGATAGACAAAATGCTGCAGGTTAAAACAGCGGTAACAGAGGCTGCTGCATCAAACGAAAAAGTGCAGAGTGCGGTAGAAAAAACTACCGCCGTACTGGATTCGGGGTGTAAAAAGATTGAGCAGGTGCTGGAAACGGCCGATAAGGCGGCAAGCAAGATAATACAGCCTGTTTCAAAGGTGAAAAACACGTTGAAAACGGTAGGCACGGCGGTAAATAACTCGGTCATTGCTCCTGTGAAAAAACTGGCTTCCTCTTTTGCAAGCCATTTCAAAAGAGCAGAAAAACCTGTTGATAACCTTGAAAAGTCGGTCAAAAAAGTAGGTGCTTCTGCTGAAAAATCGCTCGGCAAAGCAAAAACTTCTGCCGGTGGATTCGGCAAGACAATAGGCGGACTTGGTAAAAGTGTCAAATCCGCACTTAAATCTACGTTTCTTATGGCAGGGCTTTATGCGGCGTTTCGTGGCATAAAGTCGGTAATGTCGGACGCTATCGGAGCAAACGAGGAGTTCGGCAACAGTATAAAGCAGATAAAGGGCAATCTTCAGGTTGCGTTTACGCCTATAGTAAACGCTATCATGCCGGCGCTTAATACATTGGCATCCGGACTTGCCACAGCAACCAAAGCTATAGCGAGCTTTATTTCGGGGCTGTTCGGCACAACGTATAAAAAGTCGCTTGAAGCGGCAAAAAAGGTCGAAGCTGTCGGAAAAAAGGCTAAGGAAAACAGCCGTTTCCTTGCAAGTTTTGATGAGATGAATGTTGCTTCAAAGGACGAGAGCGACAGCTCCTCCTCTGATCTCTCTGCACTTGACAGCAAGGGCGATAAGACAGCCGAGGGTATCGGAAATAAGATTCGTGAGCAGATTAAAAAGGGGTTTGCTCTGCTGAAAAAGCAGTTTGCAAACGTCAAAAAGTATTTCGACACAAATTTTGCTCCGATATTTGCGGAGATAGGCAAAAAATTCGCACCCGTTATAGAGGGCTTCAAGGATAATATGAGCAAGGCCTGGAGTGATATGGCAACTCTTGCCGAGCCGTTCAAAAACTATTTTACAAATAATCTGACTCCGGCGCTTCAGACAGCGTTTAAGTCAATAGGTACGATAGCTTCAGGGCTTGGAGATACGTTTAATCTTGTGTTCGGTCAGCTGTGGGATAACGTGATTTTCCCTTCGCTGAACACAATGATAACAACCGTGTTACCGTTGCTGACAGATCAGTGGACGGCGGCCGCAGAGGTTATGACGACACTCTTTGAAACCGTCAAGACAATATTCGACGAGGTTTTTGTAACCGGTGTTATGCCGATACTGACAACCTTGCAGGGCGTATGGAGCGATTTGTGGATAACCTCGGCAAAGCTATGGTCGCAGTATGGCGAACCGATGATGGAAGCTATTCAGTCGCTTATAACTTCAGTCGGTGATACAGTGCTGACGGTCTATAAAGAGTGGATACAGCCCGTTATACAGTGGGTATGTGACCTTATAAAATCCCTGTGGGACAAAGCAATAAAGCCTGTCTATGTAAAGGTCGTTGCCGTTGTCGCAAAAATCGTGGATTGCGTAAAAGCAGTATGGAATTTTCTAAAGCCGTTTGTCGATTGGTTTGTGAAAACGTTGGGACCCACGATAAAAAATGTACTGGCGGCGGTCAAAGGCGTTTTTGATACTGTATTTACCGCTATCGGCGATATAATCGGTGGTATTATTAAGACCTTCGGCGGACTGATAGACTTTATAACAGGTGTATTTTCAGGCGACTGGAATAAGGCTTGGCAGGGAATATGCAACTTTTTCAGCGGTATCTGGAACACAATCTGGGGCGTGATCAAAGGAGTTATCAATCTGATAATCGACGGTATTAATATGCTCTGGACGGGTATCTACACTGTAGTAAAGGGTATAGTTGACGCTATCGGCGGTGTGGCAGGCGCAATAGGCGATTTGTTCGGTCAGGACTGGCATTTCTCAATGCCTGAAAACCCTCCGCTGATACCTAAACTTGCAAAGGGCGGTCTTGCGTATGCGCCTACGCTTGCAATGGTCGGTGATAACCGTAATGTAGGAACAGACCCGGAGGTAATTGCGCCTCTGTCAAAGCTCAAGGACATAATCGGCGAAGGCGGAGATATGACGGAAGTCGTACTTCTGCTTCGTGAGATACTGGAGTTTCTGAAAGGTCTTAATCTTATCGCTAAGGGTGAGGTTGACGGTAAAACGCTTTACAGACTGATAGTACAGCTGAACAAGGAGAATACATACAGAACGGGGGTAAATGCACTTGGCTAAAAATCTGATATGGGTTAAGGGCGTTCTGCTCCCGTCACCTGATATAGACGGCTATAATGTCACACGCTGTAAAACATGGGAACCAAACACCGGCAGAAATGCCGCAGGAACAACCGTCGGAAGCATACTTTGCTGGAAATACAAGATAGAGCTTAAATGGTCTTTTCTCACAGAAGCGCAGGTGAAGAGCCTGCGTAATCTGTTTGAGAACAAACCCGATTATTTTGCCGTAAAATTCGACTATGACGGCGAATATAAGGAGATAACCGCATACAGTACAGATCTTACCGCCTCAGGCAAGCTGTACGCAGGAAGCGGCTATTATTACAAGAGTGTGTCAATAAATCTGATAGAAAGGTAGGTGATAGCTTGTATACAAATGTTTCGGATGATTTTCTGTCAGCCGTTAATGGTGCTGAGCCTGTCTACTGCTGCAAGCTGGATTTCGGTAATAATGTAACGGTGAACGATCTGTTCAGCGTAAGCTATTCGGGCGGATCGTGCAGTGAGAGCATAGTGCCGGGCGGAACTGTCATAGCAAACGCAAAAGTCGAGCTGTCGGCACTTCCTGCGACGATCAGAAAGGGAAGCGCTTGCACGTTGTATTTTGGCGTGAACGGAGAATACGCCCCGCAGGGAGTGCTTACGGTAAAGAAAATCGAGAAAAGCGGAGAACGGTTGTCGGTAACGCTTGAGGATAACATGGCAAAGACGGAAAAAGGCTATTTTTCAAGCCTTGCATACCCGTCCACAACGCTGAAAATGCTGTCTGAGATAGCAACAAAGTGCGGCGTTGCCTTTAATACTTCGGGGCTTACGGCGGTAACGATAAAGGACAAGCCGGAGGGCTATACCTGCCGTGAAATAATCGGATATATCGCAGGGCTGTACGGCAAATTCGCCGTTTGTGACCGTGCCGGTAAGATAGTATTCAGGTGGTTTGATACTACGGCGGTGCAATTGTCCGATTTTTGCTATGATACACCCACAGTTGCTACCGACGATATTACAGTCGGACGTGTGGTGTGTGGAGATTTTACAGCCGGCACAGGCACTGCGATAACATACGATTGCTTGTTTATGACTCAAAATCAGCTGAACACGGTGCAGAAGTCATTAAACGGATTTAAATACCGCACGGGTGAAATCCCGTTAAGGCTTGGCAATATGCTGATAGATGCGTGGGATATGGTGAGCATAACCTACGGCGGAGAAACTGTGAAAATTCCTGCCGCTACTATTTCCGTGGCATATAACGGCGGCCTGTCTATGACAATAGAAGCACCGGCTGAAGAACAGTCTGCGGACAGCGGCGAAAGCTATAAGTCGCCTGCACAGAAGCAGGCGGAACGAATAACCGCAGATATAATCAGCGTAAAACAAGCATTACTCGAAAAAGCGGATATTACAGAGCTTAATGCACAGATTGCAAATCTCGAAAACGTATATGCCGCAAAGGCTGATATTACCGAGCTTTCCGCACAGATAGCCACGATTGACAATCTGACGGCTAAGAAAGCAGATGTTGAACAGCTGTATGCAAAGAAAGCGGATATAGATGAGCTTGTGGCCGATACGGCAACGCTTAAATCACTGAAATCCAATGTTGCAAACATAGATGTTCTGCTGTCGGGCAAAGCCGGCACGGGTGAACTGACATCTATAAAGCTGACTGCCGAAAATGCGGAAATAGCGACTGCGCTGATAAAGGACCTTACAGCCGCAAACTTCCGGTCAAAGACCATCGAAACCGATGATTTTACGATAAAATCAAGCAGCGGAAAATTGCAGATAGTCGGAAACACAATACAGATCAAGGACGTAAATAATACCGTCCGTGTCCAGATAGGCGAGGACGGTAAATCCGACTATGGCATTTACGTTACCGATGCAAACGGAAAGATAATGTTTACTTCTTATGACGGACTTCACGAAGACGGCATAAAGAGCGGCATTATCAAAAATGATATGGTAGCTGATGATGCACATATCAGCGGCAGTAAGCTGGATATTTCGAGCGTTATTGACGGTATCAATGCCGACAACAGCACCTATCTTAATACAAGTAAGGTTGTCATAGACGGAACATCTCAGACGATAAATGCAAAATTCACGGAGCTGACTGCAAGCATAGGCAGTATCGGCACCCGCACTTCCGCTCTTGAAAGCGACCTGTCGGGCTTTCGGACAATGGTTTCAGAAACGTATGCCACGAAGTCGGCGGTTGACAGTATACAGATAGGTGGAAGAAATCTGCTGTATGACAGCACGGGGAACATCAAAAACGGCTGGAGCGGTA